TTGTAAATACTTTATTTGTTAAGTATAATAAATTATTAAGAGAAAATGATTTTAAAGATGTAAAAGGGTTGATTAAAAAAATGAATAATGAATTTGAAGAAGCATCAGAAAAACTTGAAGAAGAAGCAGAAGAAAAAGGTATTGAATTAGATGATGATATTTATGAAGAAATCGATGAAGCATTTGGAGAAGTAAAAAATCAATTAAAAGAAATTGCCAGTAAAGGTCTTGAAGGTGAATTTACCGAAGAATCAAAAGAAAAGAAAAAACAAGAAAGAAAAAAAGCAAGGGGAGATGAATTGATAGAAAAAAAAATACTTAAAGACACCCCACAAAATAATAATAAGGAAAAAAGTGAAATGACCCCAGCTGAGATAAAGGAAATTAAAAAACTTTTGAAAGAACAAAAGATGACTTATGAAGGTGGGACAAAAGAAAACCCAAAAACACTAACATCTTCATATTTTAGAAATGTAAGAAAACAAGGTGATAAATTAGTTGTTGGTTCTTTAGACTTCAGTGGTGATGTTGAAAAATTAATAAAAGATGTTGATAGAATGTTTAAAAATAATCCATTAGTTTATGATAATGTAATATTTACAACTGACCCATATGCCGGTGGAAAAGGATATAGAAAACCAAAGAGAATTTTTCAAGGTAAAGAAATTTAATCTTTTGGTTTTTTAACATATACATTTTGCTGAACGGCAACTGAATTACCCATCATAGTGGCATCTTTTTCCATTTTATCTTTTACTTTTGAATATTTACTTGATAAATAAATTTTTCTTAAAAGGGTTGAAGAGATTGATTTATTTAAATATTTTTTTGAATACTTAATTAATATCTTACTTAATTCAATTTTAGTAATTGGTTTTCCCGTTGAAGTTTTAAATAAAACACCCATTCCGTTAATCTTCAGATAATATCTTAATATTTTTCTTAAATCATTATCTTCAATTGGTAAATTCAGCTGTTCATATTTTTTACTTGTCTTGTATTTATTCATAACCCAATATATATTACCTTTTGATGGAACAACTAAATAATTATTATTTTTTTTATCTTCTTCACTTAATTTTTTGTATGCTGCTTGATTGATAGCTGAAGCACCATTACCCAAATCATTACGGAAAGGCATACGGGCATATATATTAAATAATACGTATGCTTGTAATAATTGTTTTTCTTTTTTTGTAATTTCATCTTTGTTTTTTTTCTTCAAAGGTTTTAAATCTTCTCCCATTTGATTTATCATCTTAAATATTTCTTCGGTAGTTGTAAAATTTGGAGATTGTTTATCACTAATAACTCCACTCTTCTGCTCTTCACTGTATTTATCATTTAATTCATCTCTCTTTTTTCCATACTTCTCAATTAATTCATCTTGATCACCTTTGTTATTAATTGCTGATAGTAATACTACAATAGCATTTAATTTATTTCTTTGACTTAAATAATGAAGATCTTTTATTTTTTCCATAACTTCTTCGGGATTTTTTAGAAAGTTATAATTATCAGTATCAAATAATTTTTGCAGTTTCTCTAAATTAATAACATACTGCTTAACTGTATTTGTTTTTAATGTTGGACGGGATTCTTTGATTTCCACAGCTGGATTTTTACTTGAAATTGTCATATTTATATTATAACAATAGATTTTTTTTTAAAATAGAAAACGATTAAAAAAAGGTATTAATTATTTTTTTTACTTTCTCTTTCATTCATATAAGTTATATATTTTGTTATTTCTTTTAATGTCTTATGTAAATCTTGAACTAATGATTCAAGTTTTTTTTTATCTTCTAGTGCTTTATCACATTTTTCACATTTCAAACAATCTTTAACCAAACTCCAAAAATACAACATTTTATAATATAATTTAGAAAATAATTTAAGCAAAATAACAATTAAATTGTCCGTCTTCAATTGTAGCAACTTTTAGTAATTCAAGATAAACACGAAGGGTATAAGTCTCTGCTGGAAGACCAGTTGCCTTATAGACAAGGTCCATACCCTTATTATTAACTCTTTGTCCCTTGTTTGGTCTTATTGAAGTCCATCTCATAACCCCACCAAGACCAGCAGTTCCACTATTCTGAGCATGCCCTTCCATAGTTTCAGCTGTGAGTGCTGAAACACCCGAAGTTTGATATTCATCACGAGTAACCATTGGAACTTTACCTTCTGCTTGCTGAGTAGTATGGAAAAGAAGGGCAGTGTTCTTTCTATCAACATTAAATTCATAAAGGTCATTGTATAATAGATTGATTGATAGACTTTCGGCAGCTGGGACATCTTTGGCAACAACTCCATTACATAGAGAAACCGGAGTGAAATTTTCATTCTTCTGAAGACCAAACATAACCTTAGAAACAAGACGACCATTGCCACCGAGTTCAAGAGTCAAATTCGAAAATGCCCCTTCATCTCCGGTTCTCTTGGCGAGACGATAATCCACATATTGAAAGGTAAGTTTTGGATTTTGACTTCTGTATTTTTCCATAATATCACCATCATAAGTAATTGAATCATAAATAAGTTTTACTTCATTTTCATTAATATCATACTCAACTTGGGTATTTGCCAGAGTTGCCCCTTCTGTGGCATCAATACACATACGACGAGACAAACCAACACCACCAGCAGAAGAAGTTGTTGGAGTAAATTCAATATCAATATGAACTTCTTCATTAATCATAAATAATGGGAGTTGATTGTATTTAAGGAATGGGAAAAGGTCAGAAAGATAAACTGAATATACGGGAGCAGCTGCCACGGTGTCGGCATTAGTGGAATTATGAAGCATAAATGGAAGTAATTGAAAAGTTCCAGCACCACCAGCAACGGGAACTGTAGGATTACGTCCAACATTCAAACCAACCTTTTTTGCCGAATTTGGTGGTTTGTCCGTTTGATTGGCAACACGATCATCATATACCGGTTGATGAGCAATACATCTTTGACTTAAATATTGTTCTCTTTCTTTGTTGTCTTCATTTGAAATAAAAAGAGATTGATATTGGTGGAAATGACTGTAATCATCAATTTCACATACCGTCTTATTACCAATGGAAAGTCGAGCATTTTTTACGAGATTACTAATACCAATATTTAATGGGTAAAAGGCAGTTGTAGTAGTTTTGGGAGTTACAGCAAGAGTAACCTTCGAGTTTGAATGTAAAAAACCAGCAACTCTCTGTAAAGTAAATCTTACTCTATTTTGAGAGAAAGTTACGGGGTCAATTACGTCGGTATAGAGCATTTGTCCATATTCTGAAGGGATTGCTCCAACTTTAATAAGGTCGGGAATACGATCAGCAGATACATCTTCTTTTGTCGGCATATCGGTCATTTTATATTTATAGTATATAAAAATAATAAAATTTTAAAAATTAAAAAAATAATTATATAGAAAATATTTTATCCATAGCTGAATCAAGAGATTACTTGAACCCCTTCCGAACCCGACCAAGCAACTGCAACCTTAGACTTAATAAATAGATATGCCGAGATTGGGTGACCGTCATCAAGACCATTTGTCATTTGAATACTGAATTGAGAGTTTGAAAAATCAACACCTTCAGAGTCAAGTTGATCATAAAGAACACCAACACCATAAAGACCACCAGAATCGGGGATAAATCTATATCCAGTCGTGGCATTTTGATTACCAGTAAAATTTCTATTTGTATTTAGAGGAGATGCCGAAGTTCTTGTATGATGTTTTTCGGGGATAATAGAAGAAAGGAAACCTTTCATAACTTGTGGATCAACAACGGAAGTTTCATTATTAGAGTTATAAACACTTACAACTTCGAAAGCACTAGGGAAACGTTCACCGTTTCTTAAAAATGAAATAGTTTCAAGGTCGGCAACTGCTCCACCAAGAGCAGTGTTGGCTGTGTTAATTTTCTTTGTAGGCATATACGTGAGAAAACCATCTTGACCGAGATTATTAACAAATGAAGAAGGAACGAAATTAACAAATGAACCAAGGACTTTTGATAAACCAAGGTTGAAGTTAATAATACTGTTTGTTGTTTCAAGAGTGGAGAAGTATGAAGTAATTGAATTAAATGATAATACTCCCTTATCCGGAACTTGTTGACCATAAGATACTTCACAGCTGACTTCTAATTCAGATAGTTCATAAAAAGCATTTTGAATATTATCGGGAAGACCGTCCGATGAATAAAATACTTGACTATCGGGAGCAAGATGTATTTCAATTTCAAGGGGAACCTTGGAAAGAGGAAGAGAAGCAACACCAAGAGTTAGACCCGAGGGGAGAGGAATACAAAATTCTGAAGCACGAGTATTACGAATAACCGAATCACGGAAAGATTGATAATTTGGATATATCAAAGCATTTGTAGATAGATGCCCAGCCATATCTTCCCTTGATGCCATAACCGGCATAAAAGATGACATAAAACGACCATAATGACGTATGTGTTCGATTACTTGTTTTGTTTCAGCATGACGGAAAACCAACTGATCAATTACAGAATACATTCCGAGTTTATGTGAACCACGGAGTTCGACTGCTTGACCAGCTGTGCCGGTAGGACGGGCAGTCCCAGCAGCATTTCTCCAAACATCTAATTTACCAGCAAGACGGACTGAAGTTAAATCTAATACTGCATCTTGACGACCAAGAGTAACTGTAATAATGGGATTACCACGAGCAAATGATACTTTACCAGATGCCGGAACATTGTTCGGTTG